CAACAATCTCATCAAGCACAATTTCTACATCAGAAACAACCTCTCTGATTCGACCAGCGGCAAGCCCTACTAGAATCGTGTCATACTGAATAGTCAGCATGTCGCCACGAGTATAGCGAAGGTGCTGCACATCCTGCTTGAAGTTGTAACGCTCAGGGCGTAAACGCTGCTGTGCTAAGTGGTAACGCCCGAACTTAAATGCTTGATCTGGATCTGTTACGCCTTTTGCTTCTAGCGTCTCGTAGACTACTGCGTTGCCCTCGTCAAAGCCGTCGTCAAAGACAAGTCTCTCAGTGTTCTCAAAAGTAAAATCGTCTACGAACCTGACCCGAAGAGCATCAGGGACTTGAACAGCAGCAAGCTCGTAGTTGAACCCAAAGCTGTTACGAGGGCTTATAATCATCTTAGGCAGTGATTGGACGATGTCCCTGACAACACCTATCTTGGCATCTGGGCTAAAGTTCCAGCTTGCAAGCCCTGTCCCTGCCACCTCTGTTGCGCGGTCAAAGGTTGTCCCTGCTGAGTCGAATACACCGTTATACTCAAACCCTTCTTCATCGCAGTAATTAGCCCACTCAAGAAGAGAGTCTTCATCCAAATCACTTTTTAGCAGCGGTCTGCGGTTAGCTTCACCTGTCCAGATGTTCGCATAAACCCAAGCAGGGTTATTAGTAGCTTGCGGCACCCAAGATGTGCCATCGTAAACATCTAATACAGAAGTAGCTAGTACAGATAGGTCATCAATACGTCCATTTAGCTGATCTGTAGACTTGATCCGCAAAGCCATGCAGACAGTGCCATCTACATCAAAAGGTTGGACTGACCGGATTGATCGCAACGCATTCCAAGCAAAGTCTGCGGAAGTTGTTGTGTCAGCCTCAAAAGAAGTTGACTTGCGAGTAAGTTTTACTTCATATTGACCATTAGGCACCTTAAATCGGTAGCCTACTCGAACAGTCTCTTTCTTGCTTGAGTTTACGACAAAATCCTCTTCCTCAACAATAAAGTCTGTGTCTCCAACTGCTCGGTATTCAATGCGCCAGCGTACCGTGCCGCGCCGAGTTTTTGCCTTATCGTTAACACCGAACAGTCGCCCTGCAAGGCCAATACTTATCTCGTCTATATTGGCTTCTGTTGTTCTGATTGCAAAAGCGCCATCATCATTCTCTGAGCTTGAGAAAGCAGGGTCAGATTCAATAATCTGATCGGAGTAGAGCGTCATCTGATCGGGGGTGCCGATCTCGTACTCAACTTCATCAAACAGTTGAATGTTTGTCTCACCGATCTTTATAGGAGTACCTGACAAAGAGTCTTGCTCTGTGATCTTGCTGTACCCTGCTCCTACTTTTTCACCTCCAATCTCAAGAGGCCCGTATCCAAGAGACAGGAACATCCTTAAATACTGATCGTCACCAACAATCTCTGTGTAAGGACGAGCAGTCATCGGGATCGGCGGGAAGATCTTAAAGGTGCCGTAAAGCCTAGGAATAGGCTTAAAGGCTGCAACTTGGTTGCTTGCCCCAGTAATAGATTCTAGTCTGTTAAAAGACTCTGGCGTCTGAGGCTGTGCAGGAGTTGGTGGCGGTATTAACGCGTTTATTGCTAAAGAACCAGCAATAGATATGCCAGTCTTAACTGCAAAAAATAATGGGCCGCTAGTTGCACCACCTAATAATGCTGTGGCGGCTGGGCCAGCCAAAGCAGCTACCGCCGCTAAAGCAACCGTCCGTAAGATGTCTCCATCCTGCGGAACCGGCCATAAAACTAAGGTCACATTATCTTTAACTTTTGTAAGCCGATGTAGTTCCTCTGGCACTTCACGCCCGTTGATAAAAGCAGCAACAGGAGCGCCACCAGCTATCTCATAGATGCTCTGACCAGCATCTACATCTGCATAAACCCAATCAGGTTTTAGTGGGTGCTTGCTTGCTTGTACAGTAACGCTCAACTGCTGAACCCCTTATACCTGTAAAAACCTTCTACTCGACTTTCCCAACGAAACCCATTGTGATTTTCTATGCAAGAAGTTCCGCCGTTGTAAGCATGTAACATCATGCTAGGTGCGATGATAAGCCCAATGTGGAAAGGGCGTCCTCGAATGATAACAACATCACCTTCTTGAGGATCATCTACTTGCTCTGTCATCTCAATCAGTTTTTGCTGTATGCGAGCAGTGCGATCTTTGTTCTGTGCTTGCTCTAGCCCTTCGTCTTGCTTTCCAAGGTCTATCCCGTAAACGCCTTCAAAGACTTTTGCAACTAAACGAAAGCAGCCGTGAGGCGGGTCGTACTCTACACCAACGTAAGGCTTGTACTTAGCTAGCGACATTAGAAGGTGCGAACTGTCCTGCTGGAAAGGCGTCATTAAGAGCGCCTTTTAAGAAAGATGCTCTGACTGTGACCCGAGTAGCTGAGTCTGCTGTCATAGAATCAAACTCAAACTTTACAGGGCCAAACTCTATGCTGTCAGGTGTGTCTGCTAGTACAACCTCATAAACAATCTCGGCTAACTCTCGCTTTCCTGCTAACTCACGAAGACCTTGTACAACTCGCTGATCTACAGCGTCTCCGCTGATGTCAATAGAAGGTGGTCGATCTTGTGCCTGAGTCGTTGCTGACACTTCAAAAGGAAAGCGAAAGAAAGTGCCTGCTGATCTTGTTAAGTCCTGCGTATCGTTTACAAGTCTTATCGTGTTAATATCAGGATGTGAAATAGTCAAACACTCAAGAAAGACTTTTTCGGTAGCTGATGCTAGGACGGCTTGTAATGCGCCTTGGCTTAGAGGCATTACGGAATAACCTCAAGGTTAAGTTTCACTGTGAATACTTCGCCTGATGCCACAGAGATTTTGAAAGGCTCATTAGCAATGAAGCGAATAGTGGCTGGGTCTTCTGTGATGGGATGTACCCAATCAAACTCGAGGCTGCCCATAGCAAGGGTGTTACGCCAGAAGTCTAGTAGAGTCCCATACTGGGTCTTGTCAAGATACATCTGCCCAGCAAAAGGCTCTACGGCTGCTGTGAAGCGACGGCGCTGGAAAGGCTTGCCGAACTCCATGTCCGTCCTTATAGAGCCTTCAGGCGCTTGATAGCTAAAACCTTGCTGATGCAAACGCTGCGGTAGTGTTGAGGGCCAATTTGCCATAACTTAGAACTGCCCTTGTCGTGCTGCGCCGTGGCGACGGAAGATCCCATCTAGTTGTCCTTGCGAGTCCAGCCGCTCCATGCTTGATTTGACCATAACATCAACAGTCATCTCACCATTTGCGCCTCGACGTGACTGCTGCTGCTCTGCTTGCAGTTGCTCGCCGCCTTGGTTGATGATGTTGACTGTGACATCGCCACCACCGCCCATCTCGGCGTTTGGGATAATCCGGCCATCTTGTCCGGGGACGAACATCTCTGGGCCACGCTCACCTACTAAGTGGGCTTTGTTACTAAAGACGTTTCCGCCGTTAGCTCTGTCCGCACCAAGAGCAGCAGAACGCCTTGATTCCGGGCCAGATGGCGACCCACCTCCAAATATGGTTGGAATTATATCTTGTGCAAAATTGCCTATTTCTCTTGCAAAAGGATCAGAAATTTGCTGTTGAATAACAGTCCTAGCAATCTGTTCTGCAAGGGAAGAAAATGCGTCAGAAAGCGATTCAACATCCATAATGACGTCAGTAAGGGAACTTGACAAGTCTCCCTCAATGGCATCTGCAATGTTTTTAACGCCTTGCTCAAAGTCACTTAGAGTGTTTTGATCTATAACTTGAGCTGCTTTCTTAGCAGCTTCCTCAGAAGCCATGCCTAGAACTTCATAGGCGTTAGTAAGTTGTTGTATCTTTTCTCTTTGCTCTAGCCCTTTTGCTAGTTCATCATCATATTGCGCTAGAACTTCCAATGCAGATTTTTGTTCTTTAGTTAACCCTTTAATCTGATCTTCAGTATCTTTGAAATTAGGGGAAGTGTTTTCTTGAAAGTTCCTATTCAGCTCTTTGCGAGCCATGGCTGCTTCTCTAGCTGTAATAATCTCTTCTTCTAGAGCAGACTCTATTAGAGAGAGACCTTCAAGATACTCTCGAAGTGCCGCCCTTTCAGGGAACAGCTCTTCCATCAAATCTGTAGCACTATCTTTTAAGTCGTTAAATTCTTTTTCAGTATTGATAGCGGAGTCTTCAAGACGCTCCATTTCGTCTGCGGTCTGTCTAATCGCTTTATCTAACGCCGCAAATGCTTCGGCATCTTCAGCAAACTCGTCTCTAGCAGCAATTAAGCTGCGAAGTTGTGCCCTAAGTCTGTTAAGCTCTCTTCCTCCGGGAACATTAAAGATAGACCTTCCTGTGCTTTCTATACTTTCCTGAACTTCAGGAGATAGCTCAGCTATCCTACGTTGAACTTCAGCTATAGCTTTGCTGTCTCTCAAAAACTGCTCAAATCCCGGTTGAGCCGACTTTTGCATCATCTGAAGAACAGCAAGACCAGCCTCGTCAGCAGAATCTTTAATGTTGACTATTCTGTCGTCAATCTCTTCTAGGCTAAGTTCAAGAAAAGAGGCTTCTAGTCTTGCTTCTTTAGATGCGGCTTTGAAAGCAAATACCGCTGAAATTATAGCGGCTATTGCACCTACCGGCCCAGCCAAAGCAAGTAAAGCCCGTTTTACGCCGTTAAGAGCTATTGCAAATCCACCTAAAGCCGGTATAGCGCCTCTTGCTCCGGCGGCAACAAGCCCGAAAGACTTGGCTAGTCCGGCAAACATTTGAATTATTTTTGTTAAAGCCAATCCTGCAAGAGACGCCCCAAAAGCTGCAATAACACCAAGGTTATTAGCCATCACTGTCCCTAAATTAGAGACCATTCGGACAATGTTGTCAAAATTATTTTGAAAAGAATCAGACCCTAAAACATCTGCAAGTTTGTCTATTGCATCAGTCGCTCCGCTCAGCCCATCCTGAGCCATAAGATCAAAGAATGCGGTTTGCAGCCTTTGGATAGCTGCTGCAATTTTGTTTGCTTGGACTTCAGCCGCCGCACCAAAAACATTTGACATCTCTCGGCCAAACTTTGGGAGAACCTCGTCAGCAAGAAGCTCGCCGTTCTCCATCATCTCAAATAATTTTTGTGTGGTTACATCAAGTGATGCGGCCATGATCTGAATAGAACCGGGCATCCGCTCACCGAGCTGCTGCCTGAGTTCCTCAGCAGAGACTTTTCCTTTGGACATCATCTGCTGGAGCGCTTTCATAGCGCCTTCGGCTTCTGGTGCCGTCAACCCCATAGCCCGTGAGGCTTCTGAGATACCAGTGAAGATCATTTCTAATTCAGCACCAGTAATGCTTGTGCCGCGCGCTGCTGCTGAGAATTGTGCCATCTGCTTGGCAACAGTTGGAAAGAAAAGACCTAGACGATCTGATTCTTGCCTAATAAAAGCAATTTGCCTGCCTGCTGCTTGAGCGCTTCCGGCAGCAACTTGCATGGTCGCTTCAATGTTATTTAGCTGAGTTGTGGCTCGCTCTATGCTTCTGGCAAGTCCAACAAAAGTAAGGCCACCTAGCCCAGCACCTAAAAGACCAAGAGTCCTAGTAAGACCTCTTGACACTTTAGACATTTTTGCCGTGGCTTTAGTAGCCTTTTCTGTCTTACTCTCAAAACCGCTTACTTTACGCCCAGTTGCCTGAGATTTTAAGCCCAGATCATTAAGGGCGCGGGCAGCTTTGTCTACCTGCCTTGCGTCTACCTCAATCTGTATTCTGCCGACTTCCGCCACTTCGCTTTTTCCTTCTATTAGTCAGAGCCTTGAATTGACTGCTGACTTTATCTGCGATTTTGTCTCTGTCTAGTTGGTCAGGG